AAAGCCGGAAATGTCGAATTTGAGGATCTTGGACGGCGTGGCGGTATCAAACAGGCTCCAGTTACCCGATAGCCAGCTATTAGCGCCGGTCCAGGCAAACGCGCTAGCCACATTGACGGAGCCCGAGGGGATATCGCAAACGGTCTGGTCCGGACCCGCGCCGCCGTCCGTACAGGTCACGCCGCCGCCCGTAAAATTTAGCCCGCTTCGCGCGGTGAGCGGCGTTCCCTCGTCTTTAATCACATGGCCCGAGCCGGTAATCGAGATGGTAACATCAGTCGCGCCCGTGCCGGCATTATCGGTCGCGCTGACTCCGGCGCCCTTGAAGTTGAGGCTATTTCGCGCGGGGAGATCAACGCCTTCGTCTTGAACCTTGTGCCCGGATTGTCCGCCCGGAAACTTGCCATCGAGGATCAGGAGGTCGTTGGCGATATCTTCGCCCCACGTTCCCGGCTCATAGTTTGGAACGGTAAGGCCTAAATTGGGAGTTTGCGTTTGGGCGTTAAGCGGGGAGTAAAGCGCCAGGAGAAGGAGGGGGATAACGACAATGGAAAGTTTTTTCATTTCTTACTCGCTAAAAACACCTGCCTTTCTCGCGCCCATGGCGCGTGCTTACTGGTTAGCGGCTGCGTCCTCGCTCGGTGGCACAGCGCTTCTGCTTAGTCCAGGCGCGGCCCGGTACTTTTCCAATACTCGTCTGCGTGCTTCAGGAGGTAAGTTACCAACAGTTGCGCGTTTCTGTAATAGAAGTTTTTTTATTTGTGCCCGCTCCTGGGGTTCGGCCACGTCCCATACCTTGAGCGCCTCCTCGAGCGTCAAGCGCTTGACGCTACGCACGAGATAAGGCTGCTTGGCTTCCCTGATAATGTAGTGTGCCTGATTGATGGTGAGCCCGCCCGCCCGCGCCGCCGCCATGACCTCCAGGGATGTCATTTTCCCAAGCGCATAGCGCTGCTCGATCAGCTTGGCCGTATCGTGGAGCTCGGCCTGCTCGGCGGTTTTTGCCCCTCCGGGAACTCGGCGCCGCAAAAAATCCCCAGCCACTTCCTCGGCATCGGTTCTGGCAATAGAGGCTGGCGCCGGAGTGACGCCGACAAACGATTGCACGGTCTTACTTGCTTGCCCAGGCCCGAACATTGATTTTTCGCCCGCCGCCTTGGCGCGTTGTTTCGCGTTTCTAATCGAGAAGGGCGTGAATATACCGGCCACATAGTTCATCAGACCATAGACCTGTTTAATCAGCGGGTCGCCGGGGTGGCGGATCTCGGTGCCGTAGAAGTCCTGATTGTTGAGCATCTCGATTACCGCGGAGACTGCCGGGTGAACCTTGTGCCCGATGGTGGTGAGCGGGTGTTTGTAAAAAGCGTAAACGTCTTTCCAGTATGACGGCAAAGAGACTCGCTCCTCGCGGCCGGCCGCATCCTTGCTCCCGGTTCGCGGAAAGTAGTAATCGCGCACGTCGCGCGGTTTCTCTCCGGTGGCAAGAAAGTTATAGATCGCGCCCAAAAAGCCGACCACGATCGGCAAGGCGAGAAGATAGGCCATCCGATGAGTCATCTCGGGCCTTTGTCCTCTAGCCATCCTTGCGCCCTGCATGACAAAATCGGTCGTGCCGCCGCCGAGCTCTCTCACCGTACCGATGTTCCAGCCGAGTGAGCGCACCGAGGCCATGCCCAGGTCCTTGATGACCTTGTTCGCAAAGAGATTATCGTAAACCAGTTGCCCCATGCGATTATCGACCGAATCCCAAGCCTTCTGCACTTCCTGTCTTATGCGCTGATCGTTCCAGTTGTTGTCGTCCGCACGTTCGAGTATATCGCTGGCGAGCTTGGCGAACACGCCGAGTTTTTGGCGCGGGACAATATACTCCATGACCGGCTTGCTCATCTGCTCCATGGCAGCGGGAAATGCTCTCAGTCCCAGCCGCGCCCAGTCGCCCTCCTTCCATGCCTTCCAGAAAGACTCGATCGCTTGGTTTTTATAATAGACGTCCATGAACGGGCGCCCGCCCGCCAACGCGAGCGCATCGGCCTCGCGGCTAAACTGAGCATAGCTCCCCGGTGACAGGTATTCCTTGAGGAGTCGGTTTCCTACCAGCGCGTTTTCGATCGGGCTCACAAGGGTCGCGCCGCGTGCAATAGATTTGAGCGCTTTTCCCGGTTGCCCTCTGACCGCCTGCTCGATACCGAGCGCCACGTCGCTGGTGATCGCGTCGATGGAGGTAAACCCTAAATGGAAGAACGAAAAGCCGAGTTGCGCCTGATTGAGCGTGTTGCCGAGCTTGCGTGCGGTCTGATAAAGGAGGCTTTTACTCAGTCCCGGCGAGAGAAAATTGTTAAACGATTTGGCCGCATCGGCAGGCGCGTAGTAGCTGCCGCGGTTGATAAATCCCTGCTCCGCCTCCGACCATTGGAGCACGCGAAATATCTTGTCATCGAGTAGCTGCCATCCCTCGGGGGGCTTTTTCCCGAACCGGACAAACTTGGCGAGCCCTTCCTTGATGAGCTCGTCCTTGATCCTATGCGCCATGACATAGCGGTTCATCTCGTTTATCTTGTAAAGCGCCAAGCGCACCGGGTTATAAGTGACCGGGGTCAATCCGGCCGCAATCCCGTCTGCGGTGGTCGGAATGGTGCGCTTTTTCAAGAATGAGGCTGGCCCTTCCAATGGGCGCTTACCGTTTAGTCGGGCAAAGAGCTTTTGCGCTTGTCCCGGCTGGCTCCAGACATGCGGAAAATAGTTCTCCAGGTAATTCTCGAGCTTGCCGGTGCCGAGCGCCTGCACATCGTCGCGGCCCTGATCGAGCATCGTGCGCAGCGCATCGGCTAATCCCACGTTGGCGGGGTCCAACTGCTTCCCGCCTGTCTCCATGGCGTCGATGAAGCGTAGAGATGGGGCAATCGGTGCCTTATCCCATTTCTTGATCTCGAGCTCCATGGCGTGCTCGGCCTGGGCGTTTTTCCTAAACCGATCGCCGCCGTATTCCCGGATAGTTCCGCGAGTGAGATCGCGCTCCGTCTTGTCACGGTTCAAATACTGAATGATGCCGCCGCGAGTTGCCGCAACGGGAGGTCCGTTTCCCCCAGGAAGGCCGATCGAGCCGCGCTCCCCTTCGGCCTTGCGGGCGCCTACCTCTGCAGCCTCCCGTTCCTCTGCTATCCGAATGGCTTCTTCGAGTGTCGAGTTTTCCTCGATGACGCCCAATTCCTGAAGCGTCTCCATGGCGGACTGCTTACTAAATTCGCTCGCGGCAGGGTTGCTTAGTGTTTTCTCTGCGTCTTTGGCGAGTTCCTGGTTCGCTTTGTCCAGGTCCTCCACGCGCCCGCGCGCCTGCAGACGAGCCGAACGCCGGCCGGGGGCATTGCGGTCACCCAATTTTTCCGCGGTGGCCTTATTTGCTGCCTCTTCTTCTAGGCGTTGGCGGATGGTTTCCCTGATATTCTGGCGCTGTTCCTCGGGATGGTGCGCGAGTGGATAGTCGGGCTCCTTGTGAAGCGTGACAAGCGATGAGTCAACTATGATGGGGTCTCCCGGCTTTAAGTCGCCGATCAGACCATGGGCAATCTGTTGTTCGGTATCCCTATCGGGCTTGATGGTAAGCTGCCCGTCACCGCCCACCGCGGCAATCTCGCCGTGAAACTCATCCCCTCCGTCAGTCAGTTTGGCCGTAACCGGGTCTCCGACCTGCCAGCCGGCGCCCGCCTGAAGTAACTTAACGACATCTTTTAGCTGCTCGCGTTTCTCCTTTAACTCCGCCGCCTGATCCCATGGCCGCTCAACGAAGTTCTTTAGCTCGCGCTCGTTTCTCTGTTTGGTGGCGAGCTCGACCTCTTGAGTCTCCGGGTCGCGCATGATCCGCTCGACCTGCGCCGGGACGTTCTGCAAAAACCCCGTGCCGGTGGTAAATCCGTTGTAAGTCGCCGGCCCGTCCTTGAAGCGCCAGTATATAGTGGCGACATCGGCCTCGTAGTATATCCGCTCGGGACCTTGTTTTGATTCGTCGAATACACCGCGGACGCTTGCATAAGCATCGGCAACGATCGGCCTGCCGTTTAGCTCAAAGGCACCGGCCTCTCTTCTGATACTCGCCTTTTTCTTTAACGCATCGGCCTGGGCATCATCGAGGATGCTGCTCGCCCACGTCTCGATAGCCGCTTTTACGTCCTTCTCCCCGGTATAGGTCTTGCCGTTGAGTTTTAGCTCCGGGGTATAGCCCTTATCGAATACCCCTTTGAATTCCGCCGCCGCCTTTTTCGCCGCATCCAGTTGGCGCTCGTTAAACGGGATCACACGATCGCGCAGTTCCAATAGCTCGCGCTGGCTTCTGCTCACCTGCTCGCGGTGCGCTCCTTCCACGGAGTCAAGCGTCTTGATCTCGTTCTCGAGCTTGAATCTCTCGTAGGCGAGCGGGTTTCCCGAATAGGCCGCGAGTTGCTTCTGCATGTCCAAAAACACATCGTCGGTCGGGTCCTCGATATAATTCCCCTGATACTCGCCGCGCATAAGCTGATTTAATTGCGCCTGCTTGCGCGTGAGCATCTGGAACCGCGCCGCATCGAGACTGTCTTTAACGCCGAGCGAAATGACCTCCACCTCCTTATTCATGTTCCCCTGTCTGACTGCCCTGGCCGTTCTCTGCTCCATCTTGGCCGGCGTGTCCGGGGTATCGACGTGTATGAGTCCTACGCTTCGGTCCGCGGCGTCAAACCCGGTGCCGAGCGTATCGGAGTGGCCGATCAGTATGCGGATATCACCGCTCTTGAATTTCTCGCGCACCGCGGCCCTTCTGGCGCCCTTGACGCTTTGATCCATGACCACAATTTCATTGGCCGGGATGCCGCCCTTGATGAGCTTGTTCCTGATGTCCTGATGGGTGTTGAACACCGCGGCCTTGCCCGCCGCGTCGTTCTGCACGTCGAGAAATACCCAAATCGTGCCCTTGATGTCGTTGTAGTCCTTGTACAATCGTTGGATTTCTCGCACCGCCGCATTGAGCTTGCTTCCCGGATTGTCCGGGAGGGTAGGATCAATCAGGCGCATATCGACTGCGGCCTTTTTCCCCATCGTGTACATGGTGCCGGGAATCCAGTTTAACTGGCGCCTCATGCGGCCCGTTACCCTGGCGTACCCTTCGAGCTGCGAGCGAATCCAACTGATTGCCTGGGTGAGCTCGGGGGTCTGCGGTACTTCGATAATCTTGGTGCCGCCGCCCTTGATGATGGGCAAATCCTTGAGCTTCACCATGTCTTGAGTCACTACGTCGCCGGTCTCTTTCCACGCCTTGACGAGGTTCTGAGCGTTGGTGTAGCCGGTAAACCGGGTGTCCTCTTTCCATGAGCCGCCCGAGGTGAGCTCGATGTCGGTCTTGGTGTCGCCGTAATTGCTGGCGAACTGGTCGAAGAGATCAATGCCGTATTTGTTGAGCACGTCAGGGCGGAGGTAGCGCATCATGTTCCAGGCCTCCGCGCTGGTGTTGCTGATCGGCGTGCCGGTGGCGCCGAGAGTGTTTCTCCCGTTGGCGTGCTCCTGTATCCACATCATCTTGAGCTTGTTTGCTACGCCGCGCTTGGAAAAGGTCCGGTCCAGTCCCTTGATGTTGGGGCGATTGCTGGTAAAGGCGAGTTTCTTATAGGCGTGAAACTCATCGACCATCAAAAAGTCAACTCCCAACTGCTCGAAGGTGTAAGCGTCGTCGGTCCGTATGTTGGCGAGCTCCTCGAGTTGCGCCTCGACGCGGCGCTGCGCTCTTACGATGTCTCTCACTTGCGGGGAGTTTTCCCCTTCGATCCGCGCCATCTCGATCCGGGCCCGCTCCAATTCATCGAGTTGATCCTGAATCCAGCGATCAACGCGGGCCTTATCGACCGCGATCATGTCGTACTGGCTTTGTGGAATAATCACCAAGTCCCAATCCCCGGTGGCGATTCGCGCCATGGTGCCCGTGCGGTGCGCGGGGTCAAAATCGTGCTCGCCCGTGTGCATGATCTTGGCCGCGGGGTAAAGGCGCTGCGCCTCGGAGGGAAACTGCTCCGCGGTTGAGTTGTGAACCACGATCATTACCTTGTTGGCGATTCCTAGACGCTTGGCCTCCATGCCGATCGTCGTCATGATGAACGTCTTACCGTTGCCGGGGGCATGAAAGAGCCCCAAAGACTGCCGTAGCCCGCGCGTAGCAGCAACTTTCTGGTCGTCGCGCAGCGTAATAGTGTCGGTGGCGCCGGGGTAGTGCTGCCAGGAGGGGGGCCGGTGCTGCGGGAGGGTGGCGAAGTTCTGGCGCTCGTTATACAAGTCCTCCATCGCCTGCGACACGCCTTCGGTGGTCTTTATAAAACTCGAGAATTCCTTTCTGAGCCGCGCCTGCTTGGCCCGCGCATCGACTGTGAGGTTGTCGTTTCGCGTGCGCACGAGCCGATTGTTTTCGTCTCTATGAGTGTCCCAAACGATTGCCGGTCTGCCGTTTAAGGCATCGGAAATGATATCGCCGCCCGTGGCGTCCAGGCCCGCGGGGTTTTTAACTCCCCAGGTGGTCGCGTTCGCCGCCGATACCACTCTCGGCTCAGTTAGAATCCATGTCGCGGTGGCTGGGGTAAAAGTAACGCGGAGATCTCGCTGTTGGAGGATTTGCCGCGCCCACTGTTGCACGGTTGCGGGAGGTATCCAGTCCGCGCCGAGCGTGACGCTCGCCTTGCTGATCGACACGCGCTTGGGCTGAACCTTTTCCAGTTCCTCGACATGCTTTTGATAGCGCGGGTCGAGTTTCGCCGCCTCTTTTGCCGCTTCGAGCTTTTGGCGGACAAACCCGGAAAGATATTCCGGGCCGTCGTACCAGAGCCCGTCTGTGGGGTCCTGAAACGCGAGCGCGTTTTGCTCCAGGTGCGCTATTACTTGCTCGACGGGCTTTCCAGTGAGTTGGGCGATATATTCGGGGTCCGCCGCACCCTTGAAATTGGAAGAGACCTCGTAGGCGTCGGGAATCGTCTCCACGCTGGAAGGTGGTACATTGGGGTGGCCCGTGCGCTTGGTGAGGATATCGGATTTTTGCCAGTTAGTGACGCGCTGCTGGCGTCCGTTTTTGATAGTGCGAAACGAATAGACTGGTTTTTCCAAAGAGCCGGCATGAACGAAGTCGGTATCGTCTCTTAGGTACTTCGAGCGTGCGCCGTTTATCTCGCCGTGCTTCTTTAGGTACTCATCGTACTGCTTGGCTAAATCCTTGCGGCCCGCCTCAACCTCTTTCTCGGTTGCCTCGGGGCTTTTCTCCATCGCCACTTGGCGATTACGCGCATCGCGCAGCGAGACAAACCTCTTGGCCTGCACTACCTTCGCTGGATCGTTGGCCCAAGCCGGCTTGACCGGCTTTCCGTCATGGCTCACGCGCACCACGGTATTACCGCTTACGACGTAGGTGCCGGGTTTGCCGGTTAGTTCTCCCGGCTCTGGGGCCGCGGCAGTTTGCGGCGCCGCTGCGCCTTTGCCTAAAACATTCTCAGGGAGCTTGCTCACGGCCCCGGTGAGCTCTGCGGCGAAATCTTTGCCCGGACTCGGAAGGAGCGCCGGCATGTCTTTACCGTACTGCCTGCCCTCGAGCGACATTCTACCGAGCATCATGTCGGGGTGCTTGGCGTAATACTCGTTTAGCTTGACCGGCTTATCGTCGTAGGTTTTGGAGTCAACTACATTGTCCCAGCGCTCACCGGGAAACGAGGTCGCGTCTTTCTTGCGTAGGAAAATAACATCGGTTGTGACTTCGGTGTTGGCGTTGCCCTTAAAGGTGGTGTTGGGCAGGCGAATCGCGCCGATCAAATCCGCGCGTTCGGCCATGTACTGACGGGCCTTGATGCTGGTCGGCGCATCCATGGTATAGCTCGAGGTGATAAACGCGATCACGCCGCCCGGTTTGGCCGCGTCAATCGAGCGCGCGAAATAATAGTTGTGGAGATTGAAGTCGGGAAAGCGCGAGTCGTGTACGGTAATATCGGAAAACGGGACGTTGGTAATTACAAGGTCCTGCGAGTTGGGCGCAATCTTGGCCTTCTCATACGGAGTGATGTCGATTTTCGCTCTTGGATAAAGCGCCTTGGCGATCCGGGCCGAAACGCTGTCGATATCGACTCCGCGCCAGCGCACGTTATCCTTGATGGCCTGCGGGGTAAGGCCGACGAAATTACCGACGCCGATAGCCGGCTCGAGCGCGGTGCCGCCGTGAAACCCTAAGCGCTCAACGGCGTCCCAGATTTTATTGATGACGGTGCGGCTGGTGTAGTGCTGCGTGTCGAGAGAGGCTTTCGCGGAACGGTACTCATCGGGCGTGAGGCCCTTTTTGACCTCATCGTATTGTTTGCCCCAAGCCTTCTCCCAGTTTTCCCACTCTTCTTTTTGGAAATCGTAGCGCGGCGGGCTATCTCGGTATGCCGCCTTGCCGGAGTCAAACACGGGCTTGAGCCCGCCCCAGCCGACATATTTGGAAAGCGCGGTCTGTTCTTCGGGAGTTGGTGCGCGGCCGGTTTTTTCTAACTCGTTAAGAGTCTTGACCGCTTCGATGTTGGCGCTGACGCGAGACTTTAGCCCTACTGGGATCCAGTCGTGATCTTTAGGGAGAGAATAGTTGGGAGCTACTTCTTGTGGAGCGGTACCACCTTGTTTGCCTCCTGGCGGCGAAACCCCTCCTCCAGCGCTTCCACTCGGTCGATTATCTGCTCCTTCAACTGGGCCGGTATCCGCGGGGGCGGCGGGTCTTTCTCCTCTGGGCCTCCGCTCGGGGCGAGGATGAGCTCCACCGCCCGGTCCTCCGCCTCCAGCTCCGACATTCCCTGTTTCACCCGCTCCTTGATGTAGCGGTCCGCCTGCTGGATGTCCCTCGCCAACTGGTCCTCGATCTCCAGTATCTTGCCGCTGCGGTAGAGTTCCAGCATCCTCTCCGGCTCGTTGTCCATGAGCCACATCAGTCGCGTTCTGCCCAGCGTGTCCACTTGATTCTCCTTCTTGTTCAATTTGCGCTTGCGCGGGGGCGCTGTCAATGGGCTCGAGCTTGCCGTTCACCCATTTGCGGTTGACCGGCTCATCGGATGGGACGACGCGGCTTTCCTTTGCCGCCATCCAGCGCGACATGAGATCGTCGGCGTAGGCCTTGGCCTCTTCTTCGGTGGCAAACCTGAGCGCGTTGGAATTGAAGTCCGAGCCGTCGCTGATCTCCACCTTGAACGAGCCCTTGGCGGGCGGCGCTTTAGGTTCGGCCTTCTCCGGTATTCGCCCGATCGCCTTCAGTCCCTCTTCGCCAAACTCCTGTTGAATCTCCCGTTCAAGATTATTGCGCGTGTTGTAAAAGCCCTGGGCGCGGTTGGGCTCGTTACGCTGCATCGCCAAGTTGCCCTTGTGCTCGAAGTCCTTCCAGGCGCCGACAAGTTTCTCTAAGCGTCTTGCCTTCTCGTCTTTCTTGACGTAATCGGCGTACTCCTCTGGCGTTTGAACCCTTGGCCCTGGCGCTTTGCCCTCTTCGAGTATCCGGGGATCAACGAGACGTGACTCGTAGGGCTCGCCCTCGACCTTGATACGTAGCTTGTCGCCCTCTTTGCCGAGCACGGTTACGGGCTTGCCTTTGTAGGTAAGCGTCACGCCACCTTCTGAGTAGCGCTGCGCAAGTGCGCCGGGACTCTCGATCACTTCAATGCCGCCGCCCTTCTGTTCCTTGGCCTTCTCTACTCGCTCCTTTGCTTTGGCCTTCGCGGCTTCGCGGAGCCGTTTCTGCTCGGCCTCGGCGGCTGCAATCTTTTCCTCGATGCTCGGTTTAGCTTCGGCGGGCTTTGTTTCTGGCGTGAACGGCTGGAGGCTGTCGGCGTTAACGATCCGGACCTCTCCCATTGTCGAGGAGATTCTATAGCGGTCGCCCTCTTTCCCGACTACCGTGGACCTTTGGCCGGGAGCGCCGACGCCAGGAGTGAAAATTACTTTATCCCCTACCTTGAATTGTGCAGGCGGCTTGGGCTCGGTCGGCGCCTCCCCCACCGGGAGCTCCGGCTCCTTCGCCGCAATCCCTGGCTGCTCGAGCTCGAACGGCTTTTCTGTCTGTCCTACCTTGGGCCGGAGGCCTGTCTCCGGTATCGTGCGCGGTCCTTCGCGCGATCCCGGTATAACCGCCTGCGGTCCTGCCGGTGTCGGCTCGGTGCCCTTGTTGGCGAGCGCCTTGGCAAACTCGCGGTAGGTGTTCGGGAACAGTCCCGATCGGCTGATCTTTAATAGCTTGGCCTGATCGGTCTCCGATCTGAGGTAGTCGCTAACGTCCTGGCTCCTGAGCTCGTTTATCCGGTTCGCCGCGGTCTGCTTGATATCGCGCGGCGTAGAGTCCATGAGCGCCACGTCGAACAGGGTGAACGGGTCGTTTTCCTTCGCCATCCGCTCGTTCATTTCGTGGGTCAGGTCGGTATTGAGACGGATTGGCTTGGTCTCTTGCCCTAGCTTTTCGAGCCGTCCTTTTGCCCCTTCCCCGCTGGCGATCTGCCCCTCATCGACATTGATAAGCCCGCCATTTGGCGTCGTGACGTATTTACCGCCCGGAGGCACTTCGGGGGCCTCGCCCGGTGGTGTGGTCAGATTGGCCGCGAGCGGTTTCGATTCTGGCGGCTTTTCTGAAACGGTTGGCGCGGTGGTTTCAGCGGGTTTCTCCTTGAACCCCTCCGGCGCTGGTAGTGCTCCGCCTGTGGGCCCTGGCGGCTGTTCTCCTCCCGGCTTTGGCGCCGCTGCGGCTGGTGCTTCTGGCTTTCCTCCCCCTTTTTGGCGCCGCGCCCACTCGTCGGCGTAAATCTTGTAGCGCGGGTCCATTTGGGGATCGAGCGCGTTCATTGCGTGCTGGATATGGGCATCGCTCGATTGCCGCGCGATATCCCCGACCGCTGCCGCGTCCTCGGGCGAGAGATCGCGCAGCGGCTCGGTGGAGCTCAGTTTCGCGGCTGTTTCCGGATTGAATTTTCCCCAATCGCCAAACAGGCGCCCGCGGGCGTAGTTCAAGGCCTGACCTAAAGGTACGTGCGGCGAACCCGGCGCGTTCATTATTGCGGTATTGACCGCTCCCGCTATGTCCTGGCCGAGTGTTGGGTAAAATTCCGGCTTGATCGAACTGACCGCCTCTGTTCCTGCTCTGAACGCATCAGAAACTATTTCGGGAATTGGGTTTACGATCGCGCCAAGATCGGGCGTCGGTTTTCCCGCCAAGTCGGTTGTCATTGGCGGCTTGCCCTGTATCGCTTGCACAAGGCCCGGAAACGGCACCATCTTTTGTGCGGCCGGGGTATTAAGCGGCGGAGTCAATGTTTGTAGTGCGCCGGTAATTAGCGCATTGCCTCCCGTGCTGATTGCCTTCCCGATTCCTTGCGGCACCGCTCCGGCGATATCCTCTCCGGACGGTGTGAATTCGTGCGCTGGCTCTGCGCCGAGATAGCTCCCAGCCGCTTTGGCAAGATTGGAAAGCCGGTCCTGCCATCCCTTCGAGGCCTCGTTCTCCGCGCGTACCTTGGCGGCGCCGTAGAGCGGTGGCGGCGGTTCCTTGATGGCCGAGGGGATGTTGGCGCCCATGTCGGGCATTTCGGAAACCTGCAGCGGTGGCGGTGGCCCTGGCGCTTGCGGTTGCGGCTGCGGAATGAGCGATCGCAGTCGCTCTTTTATTCCGCTAAGGAGGCTTGGCGCGGCTGGTGCTGGCGCGGGCACGACGGCCGGCGCTTTGGGCTCGAGGATATTCTTCCCCGTGGTCGTGTCGGTGACATTGCCCTCATCGTCAACGGCAAACTGCGGGTTTAACTCAGTCGGCGGTTTGGGTGGCGGTGCGGGCCGCGTGCCGGGAAAGCTCGGAAGATACGATTTTACCGTCTCCATAGACGGCATTGAGGGAAGCGCGTTTTTGATTGCGCCGGTCGCCCGCTCCATTAAGGAGGGTTGAGGAGGCGCCTTGAGTGGCTTTAGGGGCGTTACACTATCGTACTCTTCCGGCGTCACCTCGCGGAATCCGCCGCTGCTAGGCGGCGCGGAGCCTGCAAGTCCGCCGTAGGTGGCCGGGAACTCACCCTTGGCGAAGGGAGTTACTTTATCGTACTCCTCCGGCGCGACCTCTCTGTAATCGGCCATTTAGTTCGCAACAAAGCGTTTAGGCTTTCCGGTTTTGGGGTCTTTCTCTGTGAGGCTCTCGTATGTCATCTTGCCGTTGAGCATACCGATCGGCTTGCTGTTGGGTGGCCCGCCTCCGCCTCCCGGTGCGGCCGGCGCGGGTGCGGCTCCTGGTCCGGCCTTTTGTTGCTGTAGGGCCGCGAGACGGCGACGGGACGAATCGACCAGGGCGTTGGCATCCGCTAGACGCTGAACGTCCTCGGGATCATCGCTCCCCGACTTCAAGAGAGCTTCACGGTCACGAATCGCCGCGCTGAAGATTGTGGTCGCCTTCTCCTCGGTGAGCTTGGGGTTGTTCAGTTGTTCGGTAAGCGCTTTAAGTCGGGCCGTCCTCTGGTTGATCTCGCCTGTATGGGCGGCTGCTTCCCCTGCATGAGCGCGGGAAGCGCCCGCGGCGGCATTGGCCGCGCCTGTGCGGGCACCGTAATACGTTGCCTCTTCGGGCGATAGTTGGCGGGCCGGAGGTTCGTTAGCTGGGGTAGGCTCTGACGGCCATGTCCATTCCCCGGTGGTGGGGTCTTTACTCGGGACCATGGTTCCATACGCGCCAACTACCGGGCGCGGCGGTGTGGGCTGGCGCCTCCCTACGCCTGGAACAATTTGGGTTGCTGTGGTTTCCCCTGGCGCGATGCCGTAGTAACCCGTCTCCGGGCTTCCAAAATGCTGCATCGGTTGTTGCTTGGCCGTAAGCGCCCGCTCCGCTACTCCGAGCGCCAAGTCGGGCCGGTTCGCCGCTGCCAATGCCTCCCCGAGCTTTTGCATCTGCGGGTTAAACATCGGCTTGCTGGTGGCCGGCGCGACCTCGGTGGGCTGCGGCGCTAGAGAGCCAAAACTGGATGTTGCTGCGGTGGCCTCCGGTGGGCTCCCTTCGGTATTAAGGCCCTGCAGGCCCGCTGCCTCTTCTGAGGCAAGCCCGAGGTTTGTGGTTGATCCCGGTAATGTGGCTGCGGGTTTCTGGTCGGTTGCCTTAAATATATCCCCGAGTTTTTGGCGTAAGATAGCGTTTTGAGTGTCCTGCTTTTGCTGCTCGGCGAACTTATTGGCGATTCCCAAGCCGACATTTCCCGCCTGGGCGGCTCGATAGCCGCGCGGGCCGCTGGCCGCAAGGAGGGCGTTTAGAATCGGATAGCCAAGCTGAAAGCCCGACGAACCTGTGATATCGCCTAAGTCCATAGTTTTAATCCCCCCGCTGGCGCCTCATCATCTGCGCTGCCACCGACTCATACCCGCCCGACACTTTCGGCGTCTCCTGCGGTGGTGGTGGGGGTGGTGGTGGTTGTTGTTTGTTTCCGCCCATCATGCTGCCGAGAAGCGCATTAGGATCCACTCCCAAGTCCTTCGGTTTAAAACTGCCTAACACCCCACCAGCGCCGCCGCCCGCTGCGCCACTTGCCGCTGTGCTGCTCGCCGCGGGCATTGCGAAAGTGGTTCCCGCGCTGCCCATGAGCTCACTGGCCGTTCCTGATGTCGCCGCTGGGGCAGAGGCAAAGATACCCGGCATGGAGCCGCCCGCTGCACCGCCCGCTGCGCTCGCCATCCCGCCACTGGCCGCACCAGCCGCTCCGCCTATGAGCGCCGATTTGCCGATGCCCCATCCCTTTTCGCCTGACGCTGCCGCCTTTCCGGCCCCAAGAGAGGCGCCGATCACCGCGCCGCCAATCAAAAACCAACTCATTTCTTCGTCTCTCCGAGTTCTAGCTCCTCCAGCGAGGAGATTAGCCCCAACTCTTCGTAGGTGGGCGCAATTACCTCGTCCTCGATCTCCTTCAAGAACTCCTCGCCCCGGTACGCCGTTAAGTGGACCGTGGTCCAAATGGTCTCTTCCTCCGCGTACACCGCCCGCTTTAACCCCGGCTCAGAGACAAACGTGCAAGGCGCCTCAAATAACTGCTTCCCAAACTCGGTATTGACGGAAACCTTCCCCGCCATCAGAAAATTTAGGTGCGCGTGACGGTGAATCTTCCCAATAACGAGAGAGCCTTTGGGTAAGCGAATCTGCCGCGCATAGGTGCAGCAGCCGTACTTCTCATTTATGGGAGAAAAGTAGTGTGTGAGCGTGCATTGATCCGCCACGCTCTCCATGCGTCCGTCCGCAATCATTTCGGCCATTTCGGCCTGTGCCTTTAGAATCGACTCACGAAACTTGACCTTCTCGACTAGCTCGTTCATTTCGACGCGCTCGTAGTCTTTACCTGAGAGCCAAAGCTCGACGGCAACTGGCCCAAGATTCCGTAAGTGCCCTGCTCGGCCAATCCCTGGCGGCGTAGGAAATCGTTTTGATCTGCGGCGCCCTGCTCGGTGCCCACTTGCCGCTCGGTCGCTCCGGTGGTGAGTAGGGACTGTAGGCCGGCAAGCCTGCGCTGAACCTCCTGGTTGCCGAGGCCCGCGTACTGGCCCGCGCTATTTAATTCTGTGGATGTTTGGCGTCCGATCTGGTTCTCGCTTGCCGCTTGCTCGCGCCCGATCCTCGCCTCGTTGGCCGATTGTTCGCGCTGTAGTGCCTGCTGAGTGGCCGGATAGAGATAGCCTGCGGCCCCGCGTGCCATGGCATCGCCCGCCGAAGTCGATTTTCCAAGCCCCATGAGCCCGTACTGGTTTTGTATTCCCGGCTCCGCTTGCGACTTGTAGGCGTTGTACGCTGCGGCAATTGAGGGATCGTTGGCAAACGTGGCCCCGGTTGCCAGTCCGCTCTGGCCGGCATACGGCATGGAGGTCTGGCCGGCGTACTGGTTGGCGTTATTGAGGCTTCCGTAAGCGGAATTCTCTCCCGCCGTGAAATCGCCCACCGAGTTCGCATCGCTTGAGGCCCGTGTCTGGTTGGCCGACATTCCCGGTACATTGGCCGGGTGCGACGTCATGTACTCGCCCGGACTAAACCCCGGCTGGTCCTGCAGGTCGCCCACCTTGCCGGCCGTCTTGGTCGTGAGCCCCTTTAGCTCCTCGGGAATATTATTGGTTTGGGTACTCTTGCCGGAACCGCTTGAACCGCCCATTATAGTTCCCTCTCTACCTGGATCATGTCGAGCTTGAAGCCGTAGCACATCGAAAAGAGCCGCTTCATTTTCTCGGTTTTGGTCTCTGCGATAATCTTGTTGCAGTAGTGCGTCTTGGCCCAATCGACCACCAAATCGAGCCCCGCCCGCATTAACCCCATTGGCGCTACCGCCTCATCGTCAATCTCGTACTGAAGCACTAAGGCGCGGCGCTGGTTGGACCAGGGCGGAACCGAAATGACTGTAACCAGATGCCCGACGAGCTCTTCGTCCTGAATCGCCCCCAGGATAAAAAATCCCTGCTGCACCGCGGTAAAGTCCTTCATAATGTGGTTGACAAGGAGCGCCGGCATGGTGTCTGGACAATATTGCTCGGCAAATTTCCCGATTCGCTCGAGCATCGACGGCATGAGACTCCAGCAAAAAGGCTTGTCCTTGGAGAATGCGACGATAGACGCGAGGGCGTCGATATCTTCTTGGGTGGCAAGCTCAATCAAAAGGAGCTCCCCGAGAAGCGGATTCTCAGTCCCGTACTGTAGATAATTAGATTGCGCGTGCTCCCGGCGCCCTGCTCGACCAGCATCAGGCCGTCGAGCTTGGGGTCCGCGGCGGGTAGATTGGCGGTAAGGACGACCAGCGGCCCGTCGATCAGCTTGTTGATGACGTGGCCGTACTGTCTGAGCGTGCTCAGGTCGGCAACCACCGGAGACTCGTTGACTTTTCGTTCCTTTTCTAGCGCCATGCGAATTTCCTTATGATACAGTGGCAGTCATGCCCAAGCTTAAAGATCGTGTCGGCCAGCGGTTCGGAAAACTGGTTGTCACAAAGCTCGTTGATACTGGGCCACAGCGGCATGACGCACGCTGGCTTTGCGTCTGCGACTGCGGGAATCAGAAAATCGTGCTGTCGTCCAACCTTGGCAGAAACGTGAGAAGCTGCGGCTGTTGGCGTCGTGAGAAAATCAAGATACGGAATCAATCTCACGGATGCTCGGCCAGGGAAGCTATCGCTGCCGAATACAAGGCTTGGCGTGGCGCTAAGAAGCGATGCTTTAATCCGACCAATCCTTCGTACAAAAACTATGGTGGACGCGGCATCACGATGTGTGAGGAATGGAAGAATAGCTTTGAGGCGTTCTTTCAGCATATGGGACCACGCCCGAGCCGGGGATATTCTCTCGACCGCATTAACAACAACGGAAATTACGAACCGGGTAACTGTCGGTGGGCAACGTGGACCGAACAGGCGAACAATAGACGACCGTATCCGGCTCATCTCCAACGCCCCCGCCGTACAGCGTCAACGTAGCTTCCACGCCAGATAACCGGATGAATGGACGATCCCTCAAAGCGCATCGAGAGATACTTGGAGGTGACTCTGTGGCCGGTGATGTAGGGCCCCGGTAGGCCGATATCAATTATGTCCTGCTGCCCGGAGAGCTGGCGCTTCTCGCCCGACTTGCTGTAGCCCACCTTGACCGTTATCTCCTGTATTTTGGGCTTTTGCTCGAACCGATGCTCAATGGAATTGACGGTTGCCATATTGGCGCCGCCGCCGAGCGGAGTGAGCCCGGTCTCCGCAACAAAGTCGATCGGGGTGCCGTTATCGGTCTCGCCGGTAAACGTGTGCGCCTGTCCGGTCGATTCCCCGCCGAGGATGGTGCGGAGCACGTTTCCCTGGCCGAGCTCGCCGAGCGTCTTGGTGATCGAGCCGAGAGGCACGGTCAACTGGCCGAGCGTGAGCGGCGTAATGAGCCTGACGTACTCGCCCGCGGTGAATTTCTTTGTCCCCCACTTGAGCGGCTGGATGGCGCCGGTCTGCTCCTTGATGATGACTCCCTTATCGGGCTCCCCTGAGCCGCCCCGCTGCGGATAGACCAAAAGTATCTCGCGGTACTTGGCGTCGTAGGCCATCCAGGAGCGCCCGATCGCGGAGAAGTCCATGGTCTCTGCGAGATACACTCGCGCATGATCGCCGCCGAAGTCCGACACCGCATCGAGGGTGTAAATCTTTAGCTTGCCGTTAAGCGCAAGATAGACCAGGGCGCCGTTGCCGAGTTTCACATAGCCCAGAGTGGAAGCGGCCCCTTCGTCTTTCGGCACCGCAATGTAGTCGAATCGGAAAGGATCAACACCGCCCTGCGCGGAGGCGCGGTGGACCGCATCGCTCTTGATGATCGCGCCGACGAGATTTCCCATCTCTTCCATGATGACGATTTCGCCCGCGGTATCGGCGTGTAAAACCACCTGCACGCTGCCCCAGCCGCTGTCGGGATCGTTAAAGGTCGAGGTATCGGTTGCCACGGGCGAGACCGTGCTGCCGGTTTTTAGGTTCCCGAGGATGACGTGGTTATTGAGGATCATCATGCAGCGGGCAACGGGCGGAGAGCCGCCGATGTCCAAGTATCCCGGCGCCACTCCGTCCCATTTTTTCGGCGGGTCCTTTGCATTGACGCCTAACAGCAGCGTGCCGCCCGCCTTCTGAAACACGCGAAACACCTGCTGCTCGGTGCTTGCGGTGAGCGCGGTGCCTGTAATCGCCGTCCAAACCCCAGTGCTGAAATTAAAAGACTTCCAGCCCGCGATCGTGGCGCCGACTAATCGAAGCAGGCCGTCACTGTGATCGAAGTGGATAAACCCGGTCGGGCGAGCTCCCAGAGAGTTCCCGTAGGCCGTGAGCCCGTCGCGCGTGCGAAAGTCGCGGTCGCGTAGAATGAAATTCTCGCTCTCAGATAATCCGTCCGGGCCGATCCGCTCCCGGTCGGTTGCCGCAAATAGGCCCAGCGTCGGGACTGGAATAGGTATGGGAGCGCCAGCGGCCATTTTATCTTAGCCTGTGGACCTCGAAGCCCACGCCCGACACGCTGTTGGATATCGACGCGCCGCTCCACTGAACGTCCACTTGAAGGTTCTTTATTTGCGTTGTGTCCTCGGCCAAAAGCGCCACGCGATGTAGCGTCCAGGTATTCGTGATGCCGCCCCAGGTGAGGGAGGCCGCTTCGGCGCCAACCCCGGCGATAAGACTTAAACACTGGGAGTTGGTGACACCGCGGTTGGCTAGGCGAAATCCGAGCGTGATTCCGAAATTGGCCTGGGTAATGCCGCTGTTGTTGTTCAGTACCGGCGTCAGCGCCAGCGCGTTTCCGAAGATGATCCGAAACGTAAGGCTTGCGCCGTTCAGAATGGTATTGACGAAGGCATTGATATGGCCCTCGACAATCCCATCGACGCCAAGGTAATTGGCCGGCACTCCGGTAGTGTAAAATGACGATATCGCCGCGGTGTTAAAGACCGTCACCCCGCCGCCGCCCGCAAGGCTTACGGGAACGCGCCGTACCGCGCCGTCATGGTACTTGAGCACAAAGCCGTTGCGCCCGAATTCGCCTAGCGCTGCGGGATCGCCGCCGAGCTCCTGAAAGACCGCTTTGGTGAGGCCGCTTGCCGTAGCTCCGAACATTGCCGCCGCAATCTGGGTGTCGATCGGGATGCCGAGAAGGTCACAGAGCGCCTTTTCCAGGTCGCTAACCTTGTCGTCCACCTGATCGCCCGTGGTGGCATTGGTCATTCGGACCGACTGTAGGGAGTTCGGTAAGCTCATTTAATTACCCCGGATAATCCGAAACGGGCTGACGCGCGGTGGTGCGCGAGCGGGCGTCCTCGATCTCCATGTTGCGGGCGATCTTGTCGGCCTTCTCCATCCAGAGCCCGACGCGCTCGTCCTCGAACCCCCACTTGGTCGCCTCCACCAGCCCCGCGTAAAGAAGATAGTCCCACGCCTGCTTGGTGAACTCGTTTTCGGGCTCCTGCTCGGTTAAGTCGGGCGGGAGGCCCCACCAGTTGCGATAAATGGTAAAGACGCGGTTAGGAACGGGCCCAAGCTGGATTTTCCCCGCCCAGACCGTATAGATACGCGGCTCGCCTAAATCGGCCTCGCCAAAGGCGCCCTGGCCCATTGGCTGCTGAAACGTGGATCCGAACAGGCCCGAGGCCGGAAAGGTCTTATCGAAGGTGTCTTTGTCGGTGTAGCCGATCCAGGTGGTGTCGCTACTACTGCTGCTGTTTGTGGTGTACCAGAAACTGCGCGGCTTGGACCATCCTTCCGGAGTATCGTAGTCGCGGATATGAAGGCGAGTTCTGAAGGTGTCTGAGCGTTCGGTAAAGCGGGTCTCTCCTGGCCTGCACCAGTCCCGCATTACGACATTGATGATTTCCGCGGCGCTTGCTTGATCTAACTCATTGAGCGTGATGCCGAGCCATCGGTGCAGCATCCCAGGCAGGCCGGGAGCCCCGATCAAATCTAAAAGGGTTTTCGCCATTCATGGATTACCGATCGAGTTTCCCACCTACCGAGGTGCTCAATTTGGAGGGCGTCAAAAGTGGCTGGCGCTTGTTTCTGACAACGGCGTCCTTACTGCGCCCGTTCCCGGAGCTATCGGTGACTCCGCCCGACTCTACGCGGGTGACGGATAGCTTCGAGGTTTTCTTTCGCGGCGGCTTGGCGATGCCGGTATCGACATGGCGATACTTCTTAACGTCGCTCGAAAGCCCTCTTGCCCCAGCGAGCCGCGACACGTTACACCCCTACCGCGTGCCCGCTCGTGACGCGGACCTTCTTCATTACCGTCTTGCCGCGAGAAGGAGAGCCGGTGCCCTTTACCGGATGGCTATTGACGCCGCCCGCTTCTACGCGCACTACCCCGTCTTTTAGCTTGGTGCTCTTTACTTGGGGCTTGCCGGCCGTTCCGGTATCCACCGCGCCGCTCATGTACTTGCGCACGTCCTTTTTCTGCGCGCGCACATCGTTTAGTCTTGGCATTTGGTTTACGCTCCTGGCACCTGGGCCTTTTTATTCCAGGGAATTCGTGACTTGTGTTCCCTGATTGTTTTGCGACGATGACAATTCGGGCAAAGCGTCACGAGGTTGTTCGGGTCGTGTGCGAGTTCTGGGGATTGGCATCTTGGGATGATGTGATCGACTTCCATTATTTCTACTTCTCTAAAACCGCATATTTGGCAGGTGTAGTCATCCCTAATGAGTGCCTGCGTTTTCCAGTATCTCCAGCCTCCGCCGTTCCAGTGATGATTGACTGGCCCTTTGCCGCGTGACATTCGCGCCCGCGACTCGGGGTTCATTTTCTTGTGGCCTTTTCTCAGCGCTTGTTTGTGAGCTTCCGACAATGGCCGCGACATTCTGGCACGAGACGCCGCGCTCATGTTCTCGAAACCCTTTCTCAATGCCTGTTTGTGCGCTTCTGATAAGACCCTCGCTAGATTCTTATTTTTTTCCCGCATATCGCGGTATTTTACCACGATGCTTGTCGAGTTTGTTGATTAATGCCCCAATCGCCGCTCCTTTCCCCTTGGCCGCTTCAATTCGCGCAAAATTTCCGGTCGTACCTTTTTGACCAAGCGCTTTAACAATACCTTTGCCCTGCGGCTTTGGCTTTCGATACGAGGCCACATCCACGCTGGTGACGCGGCCCCCTTTCACCCGGCTCATCTCCCACTCCTTCCTCTGCCTCTCATGCCGCCACCACCCATCATGCCGCCACCCATCATATCGGTGTCCTGCTCGGGCATGGTGGTATCGCCTGCGCCCTCGTCCATCCCGCCTGCGTCCATCGGCATTGGCCGCGCCGTTGGCGTTACCTTCTTGGCTGGGAATCCCTTTTTCTTAAACGGAGGGGCCTTTTTTTTGGTAAACGCAGCTACGTCCATGCTGCTCGCGCGTGCTCCCTTGATTCGGCTCATTTCTCCTTACCCCCTGTTATCATCTGGCCCTTGCGGGTCATTTTGTTGCTCATGGTGCCGCGGGCGCCCTGGACCGCGATCGGCCCCTCTTCCTCGACGGGCGGCTCCGATAATGCCGCCTTCGCCTCGATCTCTTTCATTGCGGCGATCTCTTCGGCGGTCTCTACCGGATGAATGAACACCCCGTAGCCGTCCGACCCCTCGATCAAGCGCTGCACGTCCGGGTCGTCGGTGGCAAACAGGCCGTTTACAAAGTAGTGGTTGCGGATGGAGTAGGATTTGAATTTGTTGCAAATGTATGAACGCTTCACTATAATGATCTCCATGGCTGGCGGTCGTTTATGGACTCCCGAAGAAGATCGGTTTCTAAGGCACAATCGAGAACAGATGACGCTCGCCCAACTGGGAGAAAAGCTTGGCCGTTCCTGGAGGTCGATAAACGTTCGGTGCTCAAAGCTGGGTATCGTAATCTATCGCCCCTGGACAGAACATGACGAGAAGGTTTTGCGGGACTACTACCAAAAGATGTCTCTCCGTAAGTTAGCTGCCGATTTGCACCGTACCGAAGTGGCCGTTCGACAAAGATATTTTGAACTTGGCCTCGTGTCATTTCATCACTACCCCAAAGGAACCAAGTGCGCCGTTAGGGATTGCACCTCCGACCGAGAACAAGGTCCGTGGTGCCGCCTGCATTATCACCGCTGGTACCGCGGTGGTGATCCTGGAGAACCTGATAGAAGGCGGGCGCGGCATGGCGAAGGCAAGGGACGCCGGCAGGCTGTTTGCAACGGCAAGAAAGCATACAAATATCGAGTAGAGTGGGAAAAGATTCACGGTCCAATTCCTGCGGGCTATCTTATTCATCACAAAAACGAGAACCCCAAAGACGACTCCCCCGACAATCTTCAACTTGTCACTCGCGCCGAACATGCGCGTCTCCACAGCAAAAAGCATCAGTAAACCTTCTTGCCTATATGGCCGCTCACGATCCCGTCGTCGCGGATTACCTTCAGCCCTGTCGCTCTAGCTTTTTGGAGAAAATAAACGTCCTCGCCGGTCGGGTATTCACAACGAAATCGCGGCTTTTCCACTTTCTT